CAAGAGGTCTTAAATGTACGGCTACGACTACCCAGCAGCAATAATCATTACTAATACTGCAACACATACAGGCAGATTTGGTAAAGTCCATTGTTTATCAGACGCAGAAGCAACTTTTGTGGCTGAGAATATTACAGAAAATGGATCTGCAACAATCAATGGAATAACCATGAAAGCATCATCTGAGGTTTGCGGTGTCATTACAAGCATCACTCTTGCAAGTGGACAAGTTATTGCATATAGATTATGAGTCTTGCTAATGCACTAAAAAAAGCGGCAAGTGCTTCATTAAAAAAACTTGGTGGTGATGTAACTATCAGGCAAGTAACGGCTGGAAGTTATAACACTACAACAGGAGCTATCAGTGAATCAACATCTGACACAACTATCAAAGGTGCATTGAGTAATGTTTCTAAGAATCAGGTGAACGATTTAATCGAATCTCAGGATAAATTACTGACAATATCTGCTGGAGATCTTACATTTGTTCCTACCACAAAAGATAGAGTAGTTATTAGTAGCGTTGAATTTAAAATTATTCAAGTTATTACGAATGAGCAAAATAATACACCAATTAGTTTTGATTTGATCTTGAGGTAAACATGACAAGAAAAATATCTATTACTGAGATTCCAGATGTAATGGAAGATGCAATAGTATTTCTTGTTGCAGCTACTACTTTGGAGTGGACAGCAAGAGTAAAAAAAGCAACACCTAGAAGAGTTGTTTACAAAGGAGAGCCGAAAGGTGGAGGCGATCTTATAAACGCATGGCAGACAGATATTAAACCAACGACAGGAACTGTTACTAATATCTTGCCTTATGCAGAGCCTGTTTGTTTCGGAACAAGTCTGCCACCATCATGGGGGAATCAATATAGGACAAGACAGAACACTCAAGCTGGATTTCCAGAACTTATTGGAAAAGAGCTACAAAAATGGGCTTTAGAAGAATATGAAAGAATTAAACGGAGGTTATAGTGGCTGCAACCGATTTAAACACAGTAAGATCCACAATAGAGGCTAGGTTAGCCACAGAGCTTGCTTCAAGCCCAGCAATTACTGTTGTATTTAATAATATGGCATTTGATAGCACTACAGAAGATACCTTTGTGCAGTGCATAACAAGTTTTGGAAATAATACATATTTAACTCAGGGAGGATCAAGTGATTCTGACAATCAGATAGACGGCCTTATTTTGTTAAACGTATTTACAGAGGAAGGTATTGGGGCAGGGGCAAACTTTACAATTTGCAAAAGACTTAGAGACTTATACAATAGAATTACAGTATCAAGTGTTATTTTTGATGCACCTATTGGCCCTGAGATATTAAATTCAAGTCCAGAAGGTAAATTTCAAACACAAATCAGAATAACATTTACAATTTATGAGGATCTTTAATCATGCCAAAGCTTGAGATTACAGAAGAAATGCTTGACGCTATAGAAGCTGTAAAAGGTGTTAGAGATCCACAATATTGGGATCCTAATTGTAAGAGATATATGCAGAGTCAACAAAAAACTAAAAAAGATGTAAAAACTTCCGAAAAGAGTTAATATATTTGTAAATCTTTCTTTTTTATGTCATGGCAGCTATCAGAGGTGATGTAGGCAAGATCATGTTTCACAATGCGGCTGGTACTGAAGCCGATATTGCTGGAACAAGATCATGGTCGTTATCAGTTTCAAAAGATACTTTAGAAACTACAGTTCAAGGAAATACATCTAAGACATTTATTGGTGGTCTCATTTCTGGTGAAGGTTCAGCAGAGTTAATTTATGACAACGCTGGCAACGCTGATTACTTGTCATTTGTTGAAGATATATTAACAACAGGTGATGCTGGTGACGCATTGTTTGAACTGTTCCCTGATAGTTCAGCTAGTTCTAAAAAGTTAGCATTTTCTGGAATCATTACAAGTGCTGAATATGGAGCAACACTTGGAGAAACACAGTTGATTAATATTTCATTCCAGACAACTGGTGCAATAACTTCAGACATTTAATACATTTAAAATACTTCGCATTTTATTTTTATGGCAGAAAAGAAAACTCTTGATCTTTTAAAGAACGCTTTTGACCTTAGTAAAAGACGTAAATTTGACGTTAAAGATAACGAAGGCAATGTTGTAGTCAGTTTGTATTTTAAAGCTATTACAAGGGCAGACAGAGCAAGAGCAACGCAAAGGGCTGGCAGTGATGATCCTTTAGTTGTTTCCACTCATATGCTTTGTCAATTAGCAGAAAATGAAGATGGAACTAAGGCTTTTCACCCAGCAGATTTTGCTAATTTACAAAATGAATTACCAGAAAACGTATTAAATGAAATTGAATTGTTTTTATTTGGTATTAATCAAAACGCTACGATTGACAACACAAAGGAATCTTAAAGGGGGATAACTGGTTAAATTTTGAGTTTTTCCTTGCAACAGAATTAGGTAAGACAGTAAGTGAACTTAGGACACAACTTACAGAAGAGGAGTTGATATTTTTTGCTGGATATTATGAATTAAAACGTGAACGAGAAAAAAAGGAACTAGATGCAATCAAACGCAAATCAAAGTATAGTTAAAGGAGTTATTGTTTAGTCGTGGCAGTTTCCAATGTAGAACTTAGAGTTGGTGCTACCCAAGCGATTACAGCGTTAAAGAATGTAAATACTCAGGCACAAAAATTTAATCAAACTGTAAACGGAACAAATAGCAAGTTAAAAGACGCTAATAGAGCTTTACCAATAATGGGAAAAGCATTTTTTGGTGCTGGTGCTGGTGCAAAAGGGGCGGCTGTAGGTTTTAGGTCTGCTGGGGCTGCATTAGCAACAGCTTTAGGCCCACTTACCGCTGGTATAACTGCCGTTGCCGCACTATCAAAAATTTTTACAAATTTAGCTGCTCAAGACTTTGCTACTGCAAGAGTAAGGACTCTAGGAGTTGATGTAGATACACTTACACCAAAACTTGCAACTTTATCTAATGAGCTTAGCGGTCAGGCTTCACAACTTGAATTATTAGAATCATCATATGATTTAGCATCTGCTGGCTTTGCTGAAACTGCTGAGATTACAAATATTTTAAAAGCAGCCCAGTTAGGTGCTACTGGTGGATTTTCTGATCTGCAAACTGTTACTGATGCAACAACATCTGTTTTAAATGCTTATGGAAAATCAGCAGATGAGGCTGGAAAAATAGTCGATGGATTTGCCCAGACCCAAGCGGACGGTAAAATTGTTGTTGATCAATATGCAAAGCAAATAGGACGTATTGCACCAATCGCGGCTGGTGCTGGTGTAAGTATTGATGAATTAAACGCTGCGATTTCTGCTGTCACTGCAACTGGTGTTCCTGTAGAATCAACCTTTGCTGGATTACGACAGGTTATTGCTTCGATTCAAAAACCAACAAAACAAGCCTCAGATGTTGCAGAAAAATTAGGTATTGATTTTAATGCGGCTGCTATAAAGTCAAAAGGTTTAAGTGGAGTCCTTGCTGAAATTGTAGAAAAAGGTGGAGCAAGTGCAGATAATTTATCTCAATTGTTTGGAAGTGTTGAGGCACTTACAGCCATACAACCTTTGTTAAATGATGAGTTAGTTAAGTTTAATGAAGCTTTAGAAAATCAAGCTAACGCACAAGGAAGAGCAGCAAAAGACGCTTTCATAGCAGCTAATACAATACAGGGACAGCTTCAAAGAATAGGGGCTGCATTTACAAACTTAACCACAGATGGTTCAGAGTTTGGAATAATAATAAGGGACGTTTTAAAAGTAGCTGCTGTAACTGTAGAAGGGTTAGGAGTTGCTTTTAGAGTTGTTGGAGATATTGTCAGAGGGGTTATAGGGGTTGTTGCAGAAATAGGAAAAGTTTTTTTAAAAGATATAGGAATTGATGCTGTAGGGACATTGATGTCTTTAGAACAAGGCTGGATAAATGTAAAAGAGGCAGTTGCTAATTTTGGTGATGAGATTATTTTTGTTGGCAGAGTAATCGGTGGTGTAATTGGAAATGCTTTAAAGATTTCTATAGGCGGTATAAAAACATTTTTTTCAGATGTAAAGTTAATTGCGGAAATGATACAAAGAGATTTTGTTGCAACTTTTCAAGGTATTCAAGAAGGTTTTTCTGATCTAACAAAGCCAGTAGTGGGTTTTTTCACTGGTTTACAAAAAACTGTTGGAGGAGTTGTTCAAAAAATTGTCAATTTTTATGCTCAAGCATTTAGAAAAATTGTTGATTTAATACCAGAACCACTTAAAAAATTATTAGGTGGTATTGAATTGCCAAAAATTAATTTAGATTTAAATCTTGATACATTTAAAAATCCTTTTAAAGAATTTAAGTTTGAAAACCCATTTAAAGATCTCGGTGAAGATCTAGAATTTATAAAAGAAGGGTTAATAGAGTTTTCTGGTATTGAAAGACAAATTACAGATGAGGTTAATAAACAAAAGGATGCTAAAAAAGAAATTGGCGATTTAAATGATTCAAACAAAAAGAAGGTTGAAGAGTTATCCGAAGCTGAGAAAAATGCAAAAGAAGAGGCAGAAAAATTAAAAGAAACTTTTAAAGGCATTGGGGAATCTGTCAGGAATGATTTAGTTGGAGGCTTGAGAGACGCTATTAATGGTAGTAAATCTTTTGGTGAGGCAATTTCTGGTGTGTTAAATAGGTTAAAAAACAAACTTCTTGATATTGCCTTAAATAAAGCAATCAGTGGAATAGGAAAGGCAATTAGTGGAGGTAAGGGTTTTGGCGGTGGTTTCTTATCTGGTTTATTTGGCGGCAAGAAAGAGAGAGGCGGTAGAGTATCTGCTGGTGGTGCTTTTCTCGTAGGTGAAAGAGGGCCAGAAATATTGCAGATGGGTTCTAAGGGTGGCAATATAATTCCAAACAGTCAAATAGGTGGAGGAGGTGACAGTATCACAAACATTGTTAATGTGTCAGTAGATGCCTCTGGCAGCTCAGTAGCGGGCGATAATGCAGACTCACAGCAATTAGGTCAAACAATTGCTCTTGTAGTTCAAGAGACTCTTGTAAAAGAAAAACGTAATGGAGGTTTATTGGCATAATGGCAACTTTTCCATCTATAAAACCAGCTTTTGGAGAAACTCAAACAATTGAACAAGATAATATAGTTGTAAAACTTGGTGACGGATATGAACAAAGATTAGTAAGAGGTCTTGCCGCAAATAAAAGACGACATACTGTTAGTTTAGTTTTTAATATTTCACAAACAGACGCAGATACTATTAATACTTTTCTTAATGCACGATTTGATGATCAAGATGCGTTTCAATACACTATAGGAGGAGAATCATCTGCTAGAAATTTTAAATGTACTAGACGAAGTGCCTCTATTCCAGTAAACAGTCGAGTTACTATGAATTTAACTTTTGAGGAAGTTTTCGAACCCTGATGGCAATACCACATTCAGAATTACAAAAAATAAATCCAAATTCAATCATCGAGCTTTTTGAGCTTGAACTTGTGGAGGGACTACATTATGCAACAGGAAATCCCACTAACGTTCCGACAATATATAGATTTCATGCTGGAGGTAATATTGACACATATGCTGAAATTGTATGGCAAGGTAATTCATATCAAAGACTACCTATAAGTGCAGGGGGATACGAGTTTACTGGGCAAGGTTCAATTCCAAGACCTACTTTAGTGATAAGTAATCTAGGAGGAATAACAAGGTCAGAAAGCGGCGTATCTTCAGTAATAAGAGTTAGTGATTTATTAATTCTTACAAATTTAGTAACAGCACATAATGATCTTTTAGATGCAAAAGTTACAAGAAGAACTTTAACAGCCGATGCTTTAGATGCTAGTAATTTTACAGGAAATACAAATCCTTTTGGAACACCAAGTTCTGATGAGTTTCCTAAAGAAATACATACAATAGATAGAAAAATTCAAGAGGCAAGGGATCAAGTCAGTTTTGAATTGGTGGCAGTAAATGATTTACAAAATAAAAGAATACCAGCAAGACAAGTGACAAGAAAAGACTTTGAAGGTGTAGGAACATTTATTAATTAATATGAATAAAGAATGTCAGATGAAAGCTATTGAACACGCAAGAGAGTGTGTACCAAATGAAAGTTGTGGTTTGTTTTTACAAACAATTCATGGTTTTGAGTACTTTAAGTGTAAAAATATTTCATGTGAATTAAAAACAGAATCTTTTATTATTGATCCTTTAGATTATGCCGATGGTGAAGATAAAGGAAAAGTCGTAGGGATTGTGCATAGTCATCCTCAAAATGTTTTGGAGTTTTCAGAATCAGATAAAGCTAGTTGTAATGCAATTAGAGTTCCGTTTTATCTTGTTTGCCCTGATTTAGATAAAATGATTGTAATAAACCCAGAAAGATAAATGCTAAAAAAAATAAAAGTTTATGGAGTTTTAAGAGAGTTTACAAAACAAGCTGAATTTATAGCTGATATAAACTCACCCCAAGAGGCTTTTAGTTTTTTGTTTTGTAATTTTAAAGGATTAGAGCAAGCTATGGGAGAACAAGTTTACTGCATTAAAATAGGAGAAAAAGTTATAAATGCTGATCAATTAAATATTCAAACTGAAAAAGATATTAAAATTATTCCTTTAGTTCATGGTAATTTTTTTGCTCCTTTCTTAGCACCTCTTACAAAATTTATAGTTAAAAAATTTATAGCAAACACAATAGTTTCAAGTATAGTTTCTATTGCTGCAACACAATTAGTTTCGGCAGGGATTAACAGCCTTCTTTCACCACAAAAACAAACGAGAGATTCATCATCTGGTCAAGATCCTTTGGATCCCTCTGCTCTTGCTTCTAATTACTCTTTTACTGGATTGACAAATATTACTAATGCTGGAGTTCCAGTTAATATTGCTTATGGTGAAATATTAGTTGGTTCTATCGTGGTATCTAATGGTATTGATACAGTTCAAGTGGAGGGTACAAACTGATGTCTATTAAAGAATTTGATCAAAGTACAACTTTTTCTAATCCTGATTTACCTAGTGGAGCTTTATCTTCAAAACAATTTAATACGATTGTGGAGCTTTTATCTGAAGGAGAAATCGAAGGTAGTGCAACAGCATCAAAAAATGGCATTACAGATAAAACTTCAGATGCATATATAAATAGTTTTAAAAAAGATATTTTCTTAAATGGAACACCAATACTTCAAGCCGCTGCTAGTGTCACAGCACCTACTGATAGTGAATTTAATTTTCAAGACGTAGGTTTTGAGTTTAGAGAAGGAACAGCAAATCAAACTTTTATTTCTGGAATAAAAAACATTGAAACTGAAGTTGGTATAGGAACAACTGTAACAACCTCAAATCCAGTTACTCATACAATCAATCAATCAACAATCAATGCTGTAAGAGTGACACTTCAATTCCCATCAATGCAAGTATTTAATGATCAAGGAGGGATAGACGGAACTAAAGTCAATCTTTTAATCAAGGTTATTGAAAATGATGGTACAACAACAACTGCTGTTGATGATACTGTAGAAGGTCGGTCAACAAACGCTTATTTCAGAGATTATCTAATAAATTTTAAAACTGGCACAAGTTTTCCTGTTCAAATAAGAGTCGAGAGAGTAACAGCCGACAGTACTGATAATAAAACTGTCAATGCTTTTCGTTTTAATAGTGCGACAAATATAATAATGAAACAAAATACTTATCCTAATACTGCTCATGTAGGATTACGTTTTAGTGCTGAAAAATTTCCAAGAATACCAAATCGTGTTTATAAAATAAGAGGTGTAAAAATAAAAATTCCAAATGTAGCAACTGTCAATTCAACACATGGTAATTTAACTTATTCTGGTACTTGGGATGGTACTTTTAAAACAAATAAAGAATGGTGTTCAGATCCAGCTTGGATTTTATATGATTTGCTTACTAATGATCGTTACGGCTGTAATTTAGCAGAATCTTCAATTGATAAATTTACTTTTAAAACTGTCAGTGAATATTGCGGAGAATTAATTGATGCTGGAAATGGTGACGGCTCAACAGAGCCAAGATTTAGCTGCAACGTAAACATTACACAACAACAAGAAGCATTTAATCTTATAAATGATCTTTGCGGTGTTATGAGAGCTATAGCTTTCTATTCTGCTGGTGGTGTATCTATATCTCAAGATGCACCAAAGTCTGTTAAATATATATTTAATAATTCAAATGTAACTGAATCTGGTTTTGTTTATAACGGATCAAGCTTAAAGACAAGACACACAATAATAAACGTTCAGTATCTTGATATGGTTACACAAGAACTAGATATTGAAACTGTCGAAGCTGATTCAACAACTCAAACAAAATACGGAATAAAAGTAAAAACAATAAAAGCTTTTGCCTGCACATCAAGGGGGCAAGCGGCAAGATTGGGGCGATGGTTTTTATTCAATGAGCAAAATTCTGGAGAAACTTGTTCTTTCGAAACTACCGCAGCCGCAGGGGTTTTGGTAAGATGTGGAGATATTATCGAAATTTCTGATAGTTTGAAATCAGGAGTAAGAAGGGGAGGGCTTTTAGAAAGTGTTACAAGTACAACTGTTGTTGTTTTAGATGATTCTGATTCCACAGATATTCCAACTATTTCTAATAGTCCTACGTTGTCTGTTGTTTTACCTGATGGAACATTAGAAACAAAAACTATAAGTAATATTAATGGTAAAACAATAACTGTTTCTTCCGCTTTTAGCGCACAACCTAATGTCAATGCGCCATATATTATTGAAACAAGTACTTTAGAGACAACACAATGGAGGGTTATTTCAGTAAAAGAAACACAAAATCTGACTTATACAATAACAGCCTTAGAACATATTGAGGGTAAGTATGCTTTTGTTGAAGATGGTTCTGCCTTACCAGAAAGAAATATCACTACTTTAACTCAAGTTCTTGATCCACCAGAGGGCTTAGAAGCAACTGAACAAATTGTTTTAATTAATAGTAAAGCTGTTTCAAAAATACTTGTTGATTGGCAGACACAATCAGGGGCGGCAAGGTATGAACTTTTATATAAAGTTAATGATGGGAGTTTTACTAAAATAGAAACAGTTCAAAGTTATGCTGAAATCACAAATAGTGAAGCTGGAACATATGAGTTTAGGCTTTTTAGTTTTAATGGTGTAGGCGAACCATCAAGAAATCCAGCAATAAAAATTTTTGAGGCTGTTGGTAAAACAGCACCACCCTCAGATATTACTAATCTATCCTATGAACCTATTTCAGATGAAGAGATAAGGCTCAGATGGGATGCAGTACCAGATATTGACGTGCGTGCAGGAGGGCGTATTCATATACGCCACTCTCCAAAAACGGATGGAAGCGGTACTTTTCAAGATGCAACTGATCTTGTTTTTGCATTAAGTGGAGCAAGTACAGAAAAAAATGTTCCACTTTTAGAGGGAGAGTACATTCTAAAGGCACAAGACGATGGAGATAGGTTCAGCACAGGAGAAACATCACTTGTGATAGATTTGCCTGAGTCTCAACCTAAATTATTAGTACAGGCAAGAAGAGAAAATTTAGATACACCACCTTTTCAAGGGGCTAAAACTAGTGTTGGTTTAGATCCTACGGCAGTTCCACCATTCATTAGTTTGGAGGGATCAGGAAACATAGATGACGTTGGTGTAACTATAGCTGGTACGTTTGATGACATTGATTCATTAGATGATTTGGGTGGAGTAGCCACAACAGGAACTTATTTATTTAATGAAACTTTGGATTTAGGAGGAATCTTTACTCTTAATTTAAGAAAACACGTCCAAAGTAATTCAGTATATTCAACAGATTTATTTGATTCAATACAAAATTTAGATTTAAGACAAAATTTTGATGGTACTGGATCTGTTGATACAAATGCTGAAGTTTTTGTCCAATTTTCTCAAGATGGAACAAACTATAATAGTTTTCAAAAATTTGCAAATGGACGATTTAAAGGAAGAACATTTAAATTTAAATGTGTTTTAAATACTAATGATGTAAACCAAGATATTAGAGTTACAGAGCTTGGTTATGATGCAACATTTACTAGGAGAACAGAATCAGGAACTAGGACATCAAGTGGTAATACTACTGTCAATTTTGATAATAATTTTTTCACTGGAACTTCAGCACTTTTAGGAGTGGATTCAAACCTACCAGCAATAGGAATTACTGCGTTTGACATGGCAAGTGGAGACTTTTTTGAGATAACAAACAGAACCTCAAGCGGTTTTCAAATACATTTCAAAAATAGTTCTAATGCCTCTGTAAGTCGAAACTTTAACTTTACTGCAACAGGTTTTGGAAAAGCTGGTTAATTCAGATACAATAAAAGAAATTACTTTTAATTAAATGTCAAGAGTCGATAATACAGGCGGTACAGGTTTTACAGTTGATAATAATAGCGGGCTTGTTGTGAGAACAAAGCTTAACCAAATAATTGCTGCTCTCAGCACTTTAAATCAAGGTTCTGGCGATCCTTCAATCGGTGTTGCGGCCTATGTTCCACATATTGATGGTAATACCTTAAAAATTAGAAATTCTGCTAATAACGCTTTTGTGAGTTTAGGTGATGTATCGGCTACAAACTTCGGTCATGCTGGATTGTCGGCTGCTAATACTTTTACTTCAACAAATATATTTCAAGAGGACGTAACTTTTGATGGTGAGACTGCTGGAAGGGATATTGTTTTTGACAGGTCGGATAATGCTCTTGAATTTGCTGATAATGCAAGTTTAGTTTTTGGGGCTGGTTCAGACTTAACAATTACACATGACGCAACTGATAGCACAATTACAAGTGCAACAAACGATTTGAAAATTACCAGTAATGGTGATGATCTAATTCTTGAAGCTGAAGATGATGTAATTATCAGGGATAATGGTGGGTCTAATATTTTGGCTCAATTTATAAATGGCGGAGCAAATGAGTTATATCATAATGCAACAAAGAAATTTGAAACAGCTTCGGGAGGAATATCACTTACAGGAGGAGCCGCAGCTAATATCACATCTGTTACTCAATCAAGTGCAACTATTACATTTGATTTTGCACTTTCTTGTCATCACAAAGTTACACTGACCCAAAATGCGACTTTAGCCGCACCAAGTAATCAAGCTGTAGGTCAATCGGGTTCAATATTTATAACACAACCTTCAAGCGGTAATTATACTGTTGCTTACAATGCAGCTTTTTTCTTTACAGGTGGGTCAACCCCAACCTTATCAACTAGCAGTGACGCAACAGATCGTATTGATTATATTGTTCTTGAGAACAATAAAATCCATTGTGTTGTTTCTTTAGATGTTAAAACAGGTACATAATGCCATTTTTTGATCCAATAAGAATAGGAGCTGCTGCTGCTGCTGATAGTGCTTATACGATAGATCGTAGTTTAAGGTTTAATGATGATGATAGTACTAGATTAACAAGGACATTAGGAAGTGAAGGTAATAGAAGAAAATGGACTTGGAGTTGTTGGTTTAAACCCTCTAGTCTTGGTGCTGCACAAGTCTTTTTACTATCACAAAGAACAAGTTCTAGTAATCAATGTCATATCATGTTGTCTAGTGATTTAGTTGATTTTGAAAGTGGTGGAGGTAAAGGCAGAGTAAAAACGCAAGCTGTATTTAGAGATGTTAGCGCTTGGTATCATTTAGTTTTGCATTTGGATTCTGATAATTCAACAGCAAGCGATAGAGTAAAAATTTATATTAATGGTGTACAACAAAGCCTTACTACACAAACAACAATTTCAACAGGCGATCATGGGATAAATAATAACAACCAGCAACAAATCGGGGCGCAAGCTGATCAAAACAATCTTTTTTATGATGGTTATTTAGCAGAAATTAATTTTATTGATGGACAGGCTTATGATGCTTCTTATTTTGGAGAAACAAACGCTGCAACAGGCCAATGGAATCCTAAAGAATATACAGGTTCTTATGGCAGTCAGGGATTTTATTTAAACTTTTCAGATAATTCTGGAACGACTGCAACCACATTAGGCAAGGATTCAAGCGGTAACGGCAATAACTTTACACCAAATAATTTTTCTGTAAGTGCTGGTGTTGATAATGATTCTGTAGAAGATACACCTACAAACAACTGGTGTACACTCAATCCTTTAGATCCAGATGCAAAAACTATTTCAGATGGAAACCTTAAATGTGTAGGTAGTACTGGATTTATGGCAGGAAGTAATTTTGTTGTCACATCTGGCAAGTGGTATATGGAAGTTAAATATATAAGTGGAACTTCAAATCATCAGTGGAGTATAGGATTTTCAAGTCCTGACAGGAGTTATTTAAGACAAGTTAGAGGTGGTGATGGTGAATTAACACCAAATACAGGTAATGTTTCAGTTACTTTTGCTGACCCTGATATAATAATGCTTGCTTTAGATATAGATAATGGTAAATGGTATATAGGTAAAAATGGTAGTTATATGCTTTCTGGTGATCCTGTAAATGGAACAGGTTTTGTTCATAGTGGCTTATCTTCAAGTGAAGGTTTTAAGCTTTGTATGATAAACAATACAGGTGATGGAAGTCAAACAATTGCTGCAAACTTTGGTCAACAAGGTTTTAGCTATACCCCACCGACAAATTTTAAAGCATTAAATTCAGCAAACTTACCCGACCCAACAATAAAGCTACCCAATAAACATTTTGATACTTTGCTTTATACAGGAAATAATTTTGACGGAACAAGAGCCATTACGGGATACAGTTTTCAACCTGATTGGATTTGGACAAAAAATAGAACAGCAGCAACTTCACATAATATTTATGATGAAGTTAGAGGTTTAGGGTCAAATAAAGAAATATGTTCTGATAAATCACAAGGTGAAGGAGCTGAAAATGGTGCAGCTTATGGTTACATGACTCGTGCAACACAAGGTTTTAATGTTGTAAAAGGAAGTGATGGGACAAATGGTAATTATAACTTGAATAGAAATGGAGATAATTATGCAGCTTGGGCTTGGAACGCTGGCGATACAGATGGCAAAACTTATACAGTAAAAGTTGTTTCTGATGGTGGTAATAAATATAGATTTGATGATTTTGGAACGTCTGCTGTAACTCTTGATCTTGCCGAAGGTGGCACTTATATTTTTGATGGTTCTGATTCTTCTATGG